GTTCGCTTTCCTTTGTCTTCAGCAACAATGCTAGACGCAGTAGAAACAACGGAGACCGTTGTTGTTACTGTCTTGCGGTGAAAGTCGCGACAAGTCGCAGCATTGTGGCCCGGTAATTTACACTTTGAACAAACACGAACAGAAGACACAGCCTCAACGGGTATGCCTTCTCCTTTTATTTCTTTTTTTGCTTTACCTTCACGATCAAGAACTCTTAGATTAAAATCCTTAAATCGTTTTGTCCATTCTTCCCATTTCTCTGTGTCAGCAAACTTCTTTACAAAGAATAGAATTTGTCCATCATTATTCCAACCTTCTCCACACTCTTTCCATCCTTCAAGGGATTTTTCTACAATAGGACGAGTGTTGCCATCTACATTATTTACTTGAATACGATATACATGGCCTTCATCGTCTACTGTAAACTTCCATGCTGATGCGCTTATCATTCTGCCTCCGTTCCTTTCAATCCTACCACCGGTCGGTGGCCCTGTCAACCACAAAGGAAAGGCCGGGGATATACCCCGGCCAGTCCCGATTTCTTTATTTATACAGAGATTCAGCGTTTCTTTTTCGTTTCTTTAACAAGTCTTGATGCTACTCTTCTGGTTAGTTTTTCAACGATTTCATCAAGTTTTTCTTCCATCATGGCTTCTTGGTCTTGTGGTTCTTCAGCTTCTGGTGGACCCATTTCGGCATCAGCTTCTGGGGCTTCTGGTTCGCCACCTTCATCTGAAATTTCCATACTCATACCATATTCAGCGCCCATATCTTTTAGGGAATTTAACATGCCACGAATTAGTTCTTTCATTTTGCCTTGGTGTTCGTCACCTTCACCGGCTGAACCCATTTCAGCACCAGCTTCTGGGGCTTCGCCACCCATATCTGGTGATTCCATTTCTTGGTCTTCCATTTCTTGGAGAGATTCTGCAACAACTTCAAAAGTTGAGTTATTTTTCTTTGGAGCATTTGATTTATCAGTATACTGAATACTGTCTGGTTTATCGGAATGATGCGTGCCTGCTTTAAGAGGTTTTAATTTCGCATCACCTGCGGCATTTTTAGCTGCATCCATTTTACCTGGGGCTTTACCAGCTAGTGAAGTTCCTTTTGCTGGTTGGCTTTTTGAAGCAGGACGGCCTTCGCTTTCTTTGCCTTCGGCTACTGCGTCACCTTCTTCTGCTTCTTCTGCTTCTTTCAATTCGTCTTTTTCTTCAGACTCTTCTTCTTCTTCGTCTTCTTTTTCTTCTGCTTCTTCTGCTTCTTTCAAGAATTTAGCAGTTAATGGCTGTAGGTTAGCCAGTTTCATAAAGCTACGGATTGTGCTTTCTTCTAATAGTTTTTTCTTACTCATCACGTTTCTCCCTTAAAAAATAAAGAAATCTAGTTGTAAATAGTGCTTTATTCGGTGAAATACAAAAAATTATTGCTTATCTATCAATCTTTCAAGTAATTTTGATAAAATTATCTGATCTTTACTGATTTCTTTGTTTTGTCTGACCATATCTTCAAGTAATCTTGTTTGCATGTCGCTGTTTTTTGCTAAAATATTGATAGCTTCCTCAAGAGAGCGGCGAACATACCAAATTTTTACACCATCTTCATCACTTTTGTCATGCCAATCAAACATTGTTTTATTCATTTGATTAGCCATATCAATTTTAATGTCTACTTTTTCAACACGGTCAGTTATTGATTTAAGACTATTGTTAATTTGAACAATTTTATTGTCTGTGGTTTGCAAACTTTTTTCTTTTAACCAAGAGAATAATTCTCTTATTGCGAGTGCTAACAATGTAGCTACCAAGGCACCATTTGCGACTATTTCATTACCCATGACATAAATCCTCCAAGAACAAATATAACAGTGTAATTAGTATCAATTTAGTACTTTAAGTATTTTATTTGCCTTGTGAACTGCCTTGTCTTGTATCTGCTTTATACGTACAAAACTAACACCCATTATGTCACCAACTGTCCTTAAATCCATTTCTCCATTTTGTTCTATGGCGATAAAAGTACAATTTAAACTATTTTGATGCTCTACCCAATATCTGCATTCTATATTTGGACATTCTGTTTTTAATTCAACACATTTTTCGCTACATTTTTTCATAAGCCACCTTCTTCATCAAAGAGATCGTAAATATCATCTATCTCATCTTTATCTAGAGCTAGTTTACGCATCTCTATTTTACCTTCTTCTATCTCTTTGTCAAGTACTTCTTCTTTCCATTGAGCATATCCTTTACTCTTACGATATTCCTTGAGAAAAGAACGAAGATTTGGCTCATCTTCAAGAAAACCTTTAATGATAGCAATGAAGAACTCTTTTTTAGTGAGTTCTTCATGGCGTAGTTTTATCATTAGACGAGCATACTCTCCATCTACTGTTTCAAAACAAATTTTGCAAGGATTTGCTCCTTGAGGTGGTTTTCGCTCTTCAGTCATTTTTCTTTGCTTCTTCTAATAGTTTTTTAGCAAATTCTCCTAATTTAATCATTTCTTCTAAGGAGCCACAATTTTTCATCATATTTGCTTTGTGTGAAATAACTTGGATATTTCCTTTTACATATCCTTTTTCAGGTATAATGCGATCTAAAGTAGGAGAGTTTAGTTGGACCGTTCTTTTACCTGCTCCTATTTCAATGTTTATTCCAAAGATTGGACATATTTCTGGTATTTCAAAATCTTCCAACTTCATATCAAAAGGCAATTTTTTTCTTTTCGCTCTTCCTTTGGCATGACTTAGCATTATTTTTTTAAAGTCTTTTATATATCTTATTCTGTCTTTTTGTATAATTTCTTCAGAGTGTTTTAGGCGATATTTTAAATTTCTTTTTCTCGATATTTCTGGATTATTTTTAGCAAATAATTTATTCTGTTCATTGTTACATTTACCACACTGGGATGAGTAACCATCGCGAGATGATTTATTTTTATAAAATTCATCATAATTTTTAACAATTTGACATGTATAACATTTTTTCATATATCACTTCTTGTTTAATATGTGAGTAAAACTTTCACTCATGCCTGCACTCGTTTGTTGAACTAACTGAACTTTACCCATAAATTCTTCAAAGTTTCTTGCACCGGCATATGAAAAACCACTTTGAATGTTTCCACGAATATCATTAAGGATTGGCTCAACAGAACCCTTGTGTTTAATAAAGGTGGAAATACCTTCAGGTGCAGAGCTTTTACCTCTCCAATCGTTTTGTGCTTCGCGTGAAGCCATACCACGGTAGTTCTTCATCATCACACCATTGCCATCAACAAATGTTTCTCCTGGACTTTCGTTAGTCCCGGCGAGCATACTTCCACACATAACAAAGTGAGCACCAGCAGCATATGCTTTTACCATGTCGCCAGTATATTTAATTCCACCATCAATAATAAGTTTTGATTTACCTGTTTTATATGCCAGTGTTTGGACACAATCAAATATAACACTCATATTTGGTACTCCAAAACCAGTTTGTAGACGTGTGCTACAAATAGCACCACCACCTACACCTGCTCTAACACTATCTGCTCCCCAATCACTCAAATCTTGAAATGCTTTTCCTGTTGCAACATTTCCAACCATAAGATGGCAATCATAAGCAAAATCATCATTCAATTTTTGCATAGCAATTTTTACATTCTCATGATGACCATGAGCGACATCAACACAAATAACATTAGCACCTGCTTTAAAAAGCTCTTTTCCTCTTTCAAGGAAATCACCGGTTGAACCAACTGCAGCACCAACATATTTGGCGCCTGTATTGAGAGCAAGTTTTACCATGTCTACTTGTTGTTGAATACTATTGTAGCGATGAATAATACCCAAACCACCTGCTTTTGATATGGTGACTGCCATATCAACTTCCGTAACCGTATCCATTGGTGCGGATACTAGTGGTAGATCCAGTTTAATGTTTCTATCCAAATGTTGTTCTAAACAAACTTCATTTCTGCTTGTGATTGTGCTGTAAGAAGGCACAAGCAAAATATCATCAAAGGTAAGCGCGGTCTTAATCATTATTTTCTCCATTGATTACTTGTTGGACGAGTGCAGTTGCTTTACCCCAGCAATCTGGACAGTAGAGGTTCACTTTATTTTCAGCATTTTTTACCACAACGAACCAGCTTTTTACTTGTTCTTTGTCTTTTTTGTCAAACGGTTTATTGCAAGTAAGACAACAGTCGCCTAACTTATCAAACATGTTCAACTTTTGTTTGAGTTCTTTTTCTTTGTCTTTGTGAGACCTATTCTCTTCTTTTATTTGTTTCATCGTTTATTACTCATTGTAGTGAATACTGGCATTGATGGCGTTTTCTTTGGAGGGCAAAATTCAACAACCATTGATGGAAATGGTGCTGAATTCTTATGTCCTCCGAATTTTAGTCTTCCCTTGATAAGGGTAACACTTTTAACAAGTATTGGATCTAGGCAAAATTCATGGAACCACTTTGTATCAGTTCTTGCTGGTAAGAGCATTACAATCGTTGTATCTCCTCTTAGTGCTTCGTGGAAAGCTTTAAATACCCAATCATACGTTTTACTGTATGGGGGGTTAATAAATACAGATTCTCCGTGCCACGATTGAGTTAAACCATCTGTCTGTATTGTGTAGTGTTTAACACACTTGTTATTTACACCATCACTTGCAGGATCAAGCGTAAAATTGTATTTTTGATTTAGTACATCAAAAATATGTTGAGGCGTAGCCCATTCATCACTTTTGTGAGAGAAAAGAACATCCATATCTTTTTTTAACATATTTTCTCATTTCTTTACGGTGTCAGTGCTTCCAAAACCACGGTCACCACGTTCACTTATAGCGATATTATCGCAGTAAAGTTCTTCTTTGTCAACCAGAATTGGACGAACATGAATAACTGGAAATACTACTGCTTGAGCTATTTTATCTCCCGGCTTTATGATTTGGGGATTTCTGCCGACGTTATGCATGATAATTACAACTTCGCCGTCATATCCCGGATCAATAACTCCACCACCAACAAGTAATTCTTTTTTACTACTTACACTACTTCTGTTCTTGATTTCCAAGCAGAATCCATGTGGAATAGCAAATCGTAATCCTGTTCTCAACTTCATACACTGACTTGGCATAATCACTATGCTACCAAGTGGCATATTCTTTTCTTGGTCATGTTCTCCTTCTTTTACATCAGGGCAAAAGAAAAGATCAAGCCCAACATCGCTTGGATTGGCTCTTTTAGGTGCCAAAACATTTTCATGTACAGTACTATATTCTAACAACATTACCATTCACCCTTTTTAAATTGCATTTCATGTCCACCAAACTCTTCAGAGGTACACATGATTTGTAAGGCAGTTCTACATTCGCACAAAAGAGCGGTAAAGTCAATACCCATCATATTTTCGCTAATAATTTCTTTTTCTACTTCCATCCGTGCCTTCCTAATTTTTGCAAAAACAATGTCGTTCATGAATTTTTCACTTTCTTTTTTAATTCTGAGCAAAGACGATTGATATTTTCAATATTGCGCATGTGCGAGTCTGGATCAATATAGTCTCTTGAAGTGAGAGCAATATTGTACGCTTTCATGGTTCTATCAATATTTGTAAAAAATGCAAGTAATTCTTCTTTTAGTTTCTCATCCATATTTCACCCAATTAGTTTAAATGACTTACCAATAGATCGCGTACTAAATCCCCAATCTTCCTGATAATCCAATCTCGCCACATAAGGATGATTAAGATGGATTACGTCTTTCTTTGGGTCATAGCTCCAGCACTTAATTTTAGTTACAATGTTGGTTTCATCAATTGCCTCAACAATCAAATATTGCTTTCCATTCTTTGTTACTTTCTTCTCAAGGTTTTTTGGAATAAACCAACAAATACCTAACTCTTGATCATACTCTCCCAAAGGAGGAATCATCTTTTCGGCAAGTTTCTTCTGCACTTCCTCGGGCACTATCATATTGATTGGATACACTCCTGTCAACTCCAAAGTATTCAAAATCTTTTCATCTCTTGTAAAGTCACCTTCTGGTGAATAAGTTTTAATATTCTCAACAAGATTATCTGGCTTACGAGGACGATCAACGGCAATTGCTGACCAGAAATGTTTTGCTCCTGTAAATCTACTATCCATCAACGTGATCAACGCTTCGCTACGACAAAGAGCATCAACATTCTTTTTATTCAACTTACTGTAACTTACACGTGGGTGGAAAAGGAAGTCCTCAATATTTTTAAATGGCCTGTGGTCAAGGATCTCTTTAATTGCAGAATCACCTACACCCTTAATAGCAGAAAGAGGTTGAATTAGAGTTTTCCCATCTTCACTAATTTCCCATACTTTTCCTGATTTATTAATATCAACAGGTTGAACAATATATCCGGCTGCTTTTACAATATTTACTGCGCGTTCTTTCTTTGCATCAGGCTGACTATCAAGATAAGCCGCTAGCCACTCACTTGGATAGTAATTATACAACCAAGCACACTGGAATGAAATAATAGAATAAGAAACAGCGTGAGATTTATTAAAACCATACCCTGAGAAGTAAATAAACTTCTGCCACATTTTCTCACCGATGACTTTTCCAATTCCCTTATCAATACAACCATTGATAAATTTATCGTGCAGCTTATCTTTTACTTCTGCTTCCTTGCCTGTACCTTTCTTGGTCAATACTTTTCGTAGAGAATTGCCTTCGTCAAGAGAAATATCACGACCAAGTTTATGAGCGAGAAGAGCAATTTGTTCTTGGAAGATGAGGTATCCATACGTTTCACTTGTTGCCTCCTTGATTAATTCATGTTCGTAAACAACGTCATCAGGATTATGTTTGCTTTCAGCAAACGATTTATCTACACCAGCAGATAGTGGACCCGGACGGAAGATAGAAGTAATAGAAGAAATGTCAACAATGTTATTTGGCTTTACACGTTGACAAAAATTCTGTGCTCCGCTTTCTGTGAACTGAAAAATACCTGCCCATTTACCTGCATGAAAGATATTTTCATATACATTCTTATCATTCATATCCAGTACGTCTGGATGCAGATGTTTTGAATAAAAGTCTTTTACATCTTTAAACGTCGGTTCCTTTATATTCTTGTGACGACGAAGAATATGCTGAATACATTTCTCAAACACATTAAGTGTTTCAAGTCCAAGAACGTCAAACTTGATAAAACCCATTGGTTCAAGATGGCGAACGTTTTGTCCTTCGCTCCATGGTGTCTGACGTACACCCTTGCTGTTGATCAATGGCATCCACTGATCAAGATTTTCACCAACAACAATACCGCCAGCATGGCGAGAAGCTGAACGAATTGAACCATGCAGTTGTTCAATATGAGTTTTAATATTGGGATAGGTAGCAAGAAATGCCTGAAGAGTTGGTGAATGTTTCATCACCTCTTCAAATGTTGGAGTATAAATACCAGCCGTAATACCATGTTCCGCTTTCGCAAGTGGAGTTGCTTCAATCAACATCTTGTTGGTTACTGCATTCACTTCTTGAAAGTCAACTCCATAAAATTTACTAATATCCTTGATAAGAGAACGAAGTTGTAGTGTGTTCCAATTCGTGATTGGAACAACATTATTTTTTCCCCATTCATCAATAAGATTCTGTTTCAATGCCATGGCATCACTAACATCATAGTCAATATCTGGATAATCTGATGTTGTCTTTGAAAGAAAGCGTTCAAATTGAAGTCCGTGTTTCATGGGATCAACTTGAGTAATTCCAAGTACATACGCTACAAGAGCACCAGCAGCAGAACCACGACCGGGACCAGTAAGATAACTTTGATTAGCGCGATCAGAAATTGCCTTCATTGTTACAAAATATTTAGCAAAACCACGTTCTTTGATTACATCAAGCTCACGAACGACACGATCATGGTATTCTTTATTACTCCACCTCTTCATTTCTCGCAAACCTGTTTCTGCGAGTGTGTCAAGAGTTTCTTCTGCTTTTTTTCCTTCTGGGAGAAGGAAGTTTGGAAGACGAACGGTATTATCTGGAATAAATTCTTCAATGCGATTAAAGGCAATATTCCAGGTTTCCTCAATTGAATTGAGGACGAAATCATCGTTATATCTTACACCACACTTAGCAGAATACTTCTTGTACGAAGACCACATTTCATCGCCATTCTTGGGATATAGTGTGTATTCCATATCGTCAATGCTATCTGGAAGTGTAGTATCAATTGTCTTACCATTACCAAGAAAGCCAAGTTTCTTGTAAATTTCTCGGTCTTTCCATGCACCCGGAGAAGGGTAATGACTATCTGCGGTACTAATAACTTTAATGCCGAATTCTTCACAAACTCGGATCACAAATTGATTAAGTTTATGCTGTTCTTGAATACCATTCCATTGTACTTCGCCATACCAACGATCACCGAAAATATCAACCATCTTGCGTGATGTTTCACGCATGGCATTCATTACAGCGTCATCGCCAGCTTCCCAATTTTCCCAAAAGTCAGTAGCATACACTCCACCAAGACAGGCAGAAGATGCAATAATACCTTCGTTATATTGTTTCAGCAATTCATAGTCAATACGAGGAAAACGATAGTAGTTTTCATCTGAAAAACTCTTGCTGATAAGAGTAAAAAGGTTGTTCAAACCTTTCTGATTTTGAGCAAGAATAACAAGGTGCGAACGGCGATTGAGAACACTCTTCTTGGTCTTCTTTGTTTCTTCTTCGTTCTCAACAGTTGCTCCAGAAATCTCTTCGTCCTCTTTCTTTGACTTTGTAGTTTTTTCAATTTCTTGCTTGTCTTTTCGCCAAGCAGCAATAGAAGGATGAAAGTACATTTCACAGCCATAGATCGGCTTGAAATCCTTTCCTTCCTTTTTCATTTTCTTGGCATGTAGTACTTGATACGATAAGCCATTACAATTGCCGTGGTCTGTCAAAGCAAGTGCTTGTGAACCATTGGAATATGCGAAATCCATGTGTTCGCCGGGATAACCTAATCCATCAAAAATAGAAAAGCCCGAATGGGCATGAAGTCCAACAAACTTAATTTTGGACAGTTTACGTTCAGTCATTTAAACCTCTTTTATTTTACGACAGGGAAGTATTGATAGATACCACAAGAAATCAGTTGTTTCAACTGAAAACGTGTGGAGTATCTGATTTTTCTTTTTCCGGCTTCAAGATGAAGCCCTTTTGCATCTTGTCTAAGAAAAATCCAAAAGATATTTTCTGTGGAAGTTGCTTCCACAAACATATCGCCAATACTGAATTTCATACTCAGTCCTCAATAACATCTGCCCAATGAACAGTAATATAATCCATCAATGCTTCTTCATCATTTTTGTAAATGAAATCAGGACGAACTTTTGCAACAACTTCTCTTTGAATTTTTATTGCTTCTTCCGTTGATACAATCACTTTTTCAAACCCATCTTCATTGTCAGCAGGATGAATATATCGTATTTTCACGCTTCACTTTTTCCTGACCAGTTAATTGTGAGAATTTGAGTTTTAGAACTTGTTACAACGAAAAATTCTTTGTATTTATGTTTGAATTGAATTGCGAGTTCAAAGAAACATGCTTGAGTCAGTTTTGTGCAGTCGTACTCAAATTGAAATTTACCTTGTTGTGCATATTTGTGAATGTATCTCGCAATATCATTAATATAAAGAGGAATACTTTTAAGTTCTGCTTGTGTCATTGGTTTTTCAGAAACAATCATTTCTTGACGAGCTTTTTTCGTTGTTTCCTTTACCTTTTCAAAATCAAGTTCATCCTCCATTTTTGGAGAACGAGCCATAAGTTTCTTATCTTCTGTTATAGACATTTCCATAATTCCTCCAAAAGTAATTACTCCTCTAAATCATCTTTGTCCACAGCGATGGGACTCCATTCATGATATTTAAAAAATGACGGTCTATAAACCAGTCTACTATTTTCCGAACGCATGAATTCTTGATAGTTTTTCCAAGAATCTATGCGAGAATACCATGCAGCTTGACCTACGTTGTTCCCCTCTAGGGTAGCACACCCGAACACCTTGTCAAGTGTAAAGGATCGGGCACTGTATTGTTGGTTTGCTGGTAGTCTTGTTTCTGTTATATTTTTTGTTACTTTGTCAATTTGAAAATCAGTAAACACTCCTGTCCCTTCGGATCTTATGACTCTGCGGAACTTTTTAAAATCTTCTTTATCAAAAGTGAAAGGTAAGTATTCTCCATCTCGTATGGTCTTTCCATCATGTTGCATATAAAAATTCTTTGGAGAACTTATCAGAGAACGACTTTTATAGATTGAATCAAGGGGCACAATACCATATGGAAATGAAACGAAATATTTGTCGGGTACCACCCATGAACTAATTGTTTTTGAAATGTGAAAAGCTCTGAGAGAACCATATATTACACTCCACGCTAAACAATCTCGTTTATCACGATCTTTTGGATGGATTGGAACATAATATATTGAGGTTTCTCTAACTTGTTCACTCGCCATTCTTTCTTTAAATCGTGATTGAAGTAGTGAACCATACTCAAATATCCAATCACCTATTCTATCGCGTAAAATAGGCTGCATTTCACGATGAGCAACGATCCATATACTTTCACACCCAGCATAAGTACATTGAAGGACGGCGTTTTCTACTGCTGTTAAATTATCAGCAACAGGCATAAGGGAGTCATGCCATGGAAATTTAAAATCAAGTTTCTGTCCAGCAATAGGAATTATTCCTGCCAAGTGAAACGTATTAACATCTTTTTTGCCGTCTTCTATATCAGTCAACATATGGATTTCCTAACATATCTGTTACTTTTTTCATTAATGAACTTTTTGTTTGTTTTCTTTCCATCAATATCTTGTCTTCTTGTTGTTGCGTATCAAACAATACTTCTCTTTTAAGAGTTGTTGTTTTTATTTTGTGAGTTCTGCAACCTTTTTTTAGTTGTTCTACTCTACCAATAATTCCGTGATGTTTCAATATTTCTGTTGCTTTTAAGCGAGCATAAACTTCGCTATATCTTTCATCATTTAATTGTTTTTGTGTTAGAGAAGAAATAGCAGCAACTTCAGTAGCTCTTCCCTCTATCATTGTATAAAAATTATTGATGAAGTCATCGTTGATGTTAATTTTATTTATTATTTCTATATCTGGTAATTGTATATTTTCAATCTTAATATAATCAAATACCCTTAATTTTTCTGTATTCTGAGCCTGATCATATCTAATCAGTTCTTTATTATGGATTTCTACCTTGTATGCTGTTTTTCCAAACACTGTAACGACATTGTCATCGTCAAGTCTATAACTGCCAGCTTTTTGACCAATAGGATTTAATCCTGCATAAGATAAATAATAACTGAGTTTTCTCCATATCCTTGCTTTATTAGCACCGAGAGGATCAACATCTCTATAAAAAGGTATTTGAGGATTTACCATTATTAGTGGCAAACCCTCAACATAACTGTGTATAAGTGCTTCTAATGTTCCGCCAAGAATTACCGTGTCATAATTTAGTTTTTCTAATTTTTCCATATAAATATTTGTAATAGAATATCACGACAACGAAAACAATGTTTAGCGAATAGTTTATGAATAATGGGTAAGAAAAATTTGCAAAAACGACATATAATAAAGTACTGATCTCACCTATCATCCACAGCCATAACATAACGTGACTTGTGCCATCTGCGTTTTTTTCTTTATGTACTTTTATTGCCTGTGGAAAAGCGCAGACAGCAAGACAAAGACCACCAATCCAACCTAATATTTCCATTATTTATAGTCCTTTTATAATTTCAAGAATATCTTTCTTCCTTTCTTCCATTTTTTTTCGTATTTCCACAACACACTGAACAAATTCTTCAAGTTGTTTTCTATCATCTGGATTGATTGATTTGTTCATATTTTCCAATTTATCTATCATTTCTGACATATCTTTATGATATTTTGTTTCTTTTTCATCCATTTTTTCTCCTAATATTTCCATTATTTATAGTCCAAAAGCAGTAAGAGTATGTTGAAACTCTGGTTTTTCTTTTACAAGACGCAGCATTTCAGCAGATATCTCACGGATCTCTACTTGTGCGTGTTCACTATTACGAAGACGCTGAAAGTGAACAAATGAACGCATATTGAACATTACGTCATAAGTGATTTGAGTAGCATATGGTAGATAAAACCGAGCACTTTCTTTTGCTCGTTTCCTACCAAGAACCGGTGTCAATCTTGCCAGACTTTCGTGATATCTTGTAAGTGATTGTTCACAGTGCTCTTGTAATAATTTTTGTTCTTCCTGTGACCAATCTTCTGGAATATAATACTTGTCTTCTTTTAGTTCTTTATATCTCGCACTTTCACAGTTGATTGATACACCAATGCGATGTTTGATTGCGTGGATATGCGAAGCGATTTCAGATGTTACCAAAAAATGTAATGATGATTTCTCAAACGGAGTCTCGTGGTTGTTATCGGCCAACATTTTTAGAAGAGCAGGAATACGATTTACTTTTTCTTCTGTTAGTTCTCTACTTGTGCTTGTCCAAGCAGACATTGCCATGATTTCATCTGATCCATAAGTTCCAATAAGTTGAACACTGTTATTCATTTCCAGCCATCCTTTGAGCAAACATATTCTCCACAGATCTTGCCACGTTCTTGACAAGTTCCACAGGCACCTTCAATTATAATTTGTCTTTGCACCGGTATTTCTTTGATACACCATACTGTGATCACAAAACCACCAACCAATAATCCAATCAAAAACATAATAAGACCATCGTTTTTCATTTTTTCACATCCCAAGTAATATTGTGTGCCTTACACAGTACATTTGCTTCATCTAGCAAATCTTGTGTTGCTTGTCTACCATAGCCAACAACATCCTGATCTTGAATAAGATGTGAAGCTATGACTTGTGTCATTTTTACAAAATCAATAAGTTCTTTGTTTTGTAGGCGAAGTTTTTCAGTTTGTTGTTCTAAAATACGATAAAGAGCATTCATAGCTTATTCTTTCTTGTTTTTAGGTCGGCGAAAGGTCAGATCTTCAAAGTCATATACCCATTTCATTTTGATTTGTGCCGAACTGATTGCTATATCGCAATAATTTTGAAGAGAATATGGGTTTGGAGGTATAAAATCTTTGCTTGTTTTATTGTAGAGCCACATTTTGAAAATGTCAAGTGGTATTAGCAAATACCACCTATAGCGCCAAAGTTTAATATACCAAGGCTGATACTGGAATCTGTCTTGTTTACTCATTTAGCCTGCTTCTTTTTATTTAGTTGCTCATTTGATAACAAACGATCACAAACAACTTGTATATCTTCTCCATCAATATATTTTTGCAGAGAAGACATAATACGCATAGCAAATGGTCCAGAAAAACCACCAGTTGTGCCTTTTTTACCGTGTTCTCTACCAAAGGCATCAATTGATTTAGCTAAAGCAGAAAATAGTTTTTCTATGTCGGTATTTTCTTCTAAATCACCAAAAGGAGACAGTTTTCTATTATTCATTTCTCACCAATTTTCGTAACATATTTCGCATAAGTTTCTCCGAACTGATCCTGATACAGGACAGGATAGATAGGATACGAAGTATCATTAATATATTTACCATTAAAATTATAACTCAACAGATAAAAATTTGTATCAGTAAAGTTTACAGTAAAATTTCTTGTTCCAGCAATAATAATTTTCACTTCTTCCTCTTCTTTGCAAGTTTTTCTCTTGCTTCTTCTAAAGTATAAAACCACTTCATTTTATACTGAGCATCACCAATGGCTAAACTATAAGCCTTTTTCCATTCTCCATCACTAAATCTACTTTTGTAACGATATCTAATTGTATCAAGTGGGATCCTCAAATACCACCTAAATCGCCAAAGTTTGATATGCCAAGGTTGGTCTTGGAAACGATTAGTCATTTATCACCGACTTTCTTTTGCTGCATTCAGTTGTAAATTTCTAGGAATAAAATGAAATCATAAGTATGTCATTAAAAAGCGAGATCCGTGGCGCTTTGGAAGCATACCACGGATCAACGAAACTGACAAGCAGGCAGAATGATTAAAGTATAAAAATTATCTCTTTCCTTCTTTCTTTTCCTTTTTCTTTTCCTGTTTTTCTTTTGTTGTCAATTTTTGTTTATTATTATTGTTAGTTTTTTCTTGACCTTTACCCATATATATCTCCTTATATTTTACTGTCCATTGCCAATTCAATCAATCTTTCATAGCCACGAACATTTTCTGGATTGTCTACCATATAACGGTACGAGAATTCACGTGATTTTTTAAGATACTCATCGTTAAGATATTCATTATCATCAAAGTTTTCAGCAACATATGCTAAATGCTCTACAGCTTTTACAACATCATTTTCATTGTAATACCAACCAAGCTCTTTCATGAATGGACTGTTATGAATAACAGGATAACCAAGCCAAGAAGCATCAAGGTATACATAATTTAATTCACATTGGTTTTGATGACTTAAAACAATATCTGTATGTTTTTGTAAAGTCCAAGTCATTGGATATCTTGCTTCAAAGAACATTTTTTTAGCAAGATAACTATCAAGTTCTTTTACAAATGTTACCATGTCTGGTTTTGTTTTAATCTTTTCTCCACAAAACACATTTAATCTTTCTAATAAATCAGGATTTTTTCTATAGAAAAGTTCTGTGGTTATGATAGGAACCAAGCTGGTTTTCACCATATTGATATTTGGTTCCATTGTTGAAATACGTTTTTGCTTTAATCCAGATGGTGTATATTTTCCTGGAAAGTCTTTTGGATTTGAAGCATTTAACAATCTTGCGTGTTCTTCAATAAATCTTGGATCCCAAATATAGGGACCAATATAAGTTGGGCAACCATATTGTGCTTCAAACAAGTATCTATCTCTATCAAAGAAGTGAGGAGATAACCAAACAGCACTAACCGTTCCTGAGTTTCTTAAATAGATATTTCTTGCTTCTTCGTTTGGTTTAAATAAAACAGTTTCATTAAAGACTGATAATTCAGCGCCCATGATTTGTTTAACAATTTTTTTGCCAAGCTTCTTGAAATCGCGATAACGATCACGATGCATTGAACCTTGACCTACAACAATAAGATCACATTTTTCTTTTGCTTCATCAAGACTTATCATATGCTTAGCATAATCTTTCCATGGACCTGTTGTGTCTAATGGAATCTTTTCTGATGCTGTGTTTATTATATAAGCGTTTTCAACATTACGACATTTTTCATAAACATCTCTTAATGTAATAACGTTTTGGCGAATACCATTCGTAAACAAAGAATCGTTTGGCTTATCAACCAAAACTGTAATGCCAACATTAACTTTTCTTTCAAATTTCATAAAAATACCTACCACCAATAATTAGTTTTTAAAATAGAGTTCTGCTTCTGCTTGTCTGCGAGTTGTTAAACCTTTTAACACCTTTCCCGCAGCTTTATTCCACTTCAGAAACTCGTTCTTGATTAATGGGTTACTTGGATTGGTGTTCACCAATTTAAGCAGTGTAGAGGATTTTAATGCGCCCACACCAACATTATAAGCAAAGCACACAAGAGCGTTAAACTGATGTTGAGTTATATCATCTCTTGAATACGAATCAACATGTTTTTCAAATGTTTTTAATACATTTTGAAGAAGCTGAGTTGCTCTTTCTTCTGTGATTGGTGGATCTTCTAATTTTACTTTTGTTCCATTTTCATAAAATGTTGCACCGTAACCAATAGTTGGCACCGCTGCTGGACAAAGATATGGTTGTGCACAGAAACCTTCAAACTTCTTTATAAGAATCAAAGCTTCTTTTGAAACTTTTGTTATTTTTTCTGCCATATTTAGAGTCTCCAATGAATCGCTTTTTATAAATATGGTCAAGAATATTAATAATATTAACTTTTTCAAAATATAAGCCTATCTTGTTTGGGGTGGGCTTATATCATACAGCTGATTTTATAAAGTTTTAATGTTACATAAAAAAAACCCGCCATATTTCAGGCGGGTTTATAATATAAAATAGATTATACTATCAATTTATTACTATTGCCACAAACGAACCGAAAGGATAGCGATTGTTTACTTCTGTAGCAGTTCTTGTAAGATTAAATGGCACTGTTGAACCGGTTAATTGAGCAGCACCGACGTCAAACAGTTTTGTACTAGTATATGCTGAACTATCTGAAACGCCAGGAATACTTGCAACACCAGATGCTAATTTACCAACGATAAGCAGTTTTTGTGTTGAATTTGTTATATTTGTATTAGTAACTGGCCAAGAATAATTACCACTACTACCGTCAGGTCGCAGTATTTTACTGATTGCTACACCAGAAGAATCTTTAAGAATATCATAAGAATTAACATTTCTTATAACCATATAATTGATATTTCCTTGAAAACATCCAACCTTAACAAGACCAGATAAATCTGTTGCAGTTAAACGCTTCATATCTACGAAAGCTTCTCCATAGTATGTGTTTGCAACAGTTCCATTGTTATTGCCACTACAGTTCCAATAAGTTGTCAATACTCCACTATAACTATTAAAAGCTGCAGCGGCAATTTTATTATCTGCTAAGTTACGCCAATTACTTCCAGCAGAACTTGATACAAGACAATACGGAACGTTATATTGATTTTGAGAAGTGCGGCTAGCGTAAACTACCAACAAATCACCAGCCATTGCGCCAGTTAGATTTAGTGTAACATAATTTGGTGACCAGTTATTAGTTGCAGCCATCCTGTTAAAAACAACAGAAGTTGCAGCAACACCGGTATCACCTGATAATGAAATGTTTTTTGTATTGCCACCACTAGAACTTAATGTCAATGTTCCGGTTACCGAGCCGGTTATAGTTGGTGAATAAGTCACTGCAACTGTTTTGCTTGTTCCACTACCGGTTAATTCAATACTAGCCGGTGAGAAACTAAATTGATTTGAATTATCGCTTAAGGTTACAGTTTCTACAACACTGGTGAAACCACCAGCAGAAATAACAACATTCATAGAACTAGTTGTATTTACAGTTGTTGTTCCAAATGAAAGTGAATTAACACTTGACGTTAACACCAATGGCACAGCAGCTGCCATACCTTCCAACGAAACGTTTATAACACTACCATTACTGGCACTCAATATAACAGTTGCTGTTTTGAGACCCCAACTTGTTGGTGTAAAAGTGATATCAATTATTTGACTTGTTACACCGCCTGTTAAAGCAAAGCTTAAAGGTGTTTGATCAAATTGGTCAGAATCATCTCCAACCGATACTATTTCAACTGTTGAACCAGATAGTTGTGCTGCCGACACATAAACACTTAATAAACTACTTGTACCGATACAGGTAGATGGAAAGCTTAAGCTATTGAAGCTAGAAGTTAAATGTAACGGAACGACAATTGATGGTATTTGTTCACTATAAAAAAACATATTTATATTTCTCCAGAGTCGGTGACTCTTTTAACAGATATAAATAGTTTTATTTAATTGTTAAAATATGTTTTCTGTTACGAAAAGAATTCCAAGAAACATGAACCCAGCCACTTTCAGGAACACCTTCTTTATAGTATTCTAAAATCAACTGATCAAATTGCAGATTATCCTTGATCCAGTTAAAAAGTGTTTTATTATCAATTCCAGCAATCTCAATATCTGCCGCTTGTCCTGTTAAATGTTGACTGTTTTTTGCTCCACCAATTGCCTTATTTAAGGCTGGTCCACGATAACCACTATTAATTGTTATTGGTCTTGCAAAGTTAGTTCTTATTTTTTCTAAAACATTTTCACAAAGTTGTTTTAGGTTTTCTACCACTTCTGGACCTGGAGTATTATCAATGCCTTTACGGGCACCAGTTTGTGACTTAGTCATTTCTTCTAGGGTAAAATGTTGAGTTAATTTCATAATTTATTTTTTTTTATTTATTGTTTCATATATAGCAGCAAAGCATATACCGATAAACCAAAAAGGTATACTTACTATTATGCTTGATATAACAATATAAATACCTATAATTTCCATAATATATATAATTATGTCTTAATCCCAAAATCTATCAAGTGTTTCTAAAATACCAATAAAATCACTAAATGGATCTCCGCTGCGGAAAGCACCAACTTGCGTTGGGAAATCGCCATAGCGACAATAGTTGTTATCAATATGTTGTTTCATCTCTTCAAGTTGTTTGATGGCTGCTTCTGTAATAAAATTAGAAGAAATATATTGAGAATACTTGAATTTGTTATCTCCAAGAGGTACAAGACAGTCTGAGCCAACGCAATCAAGTGTTTTACAATAACCAAGCACATAAGGACTTGGTTTCTTAAATACCATTTGTTTAAATTCGCTATCTTCTGTCTCTACAAAAGACACGTCATCTGTATCAAAATGAGCGTAATGCTGTTCATACTTTTCGCGATCAAGCAAAACAACTGCTTTAAAATATTTACCAAGCATACCAAAATAGGGATCTTCTGCTGGTGCTTCAAATTCTACAGTAATTTTAAAAAAAAAGCTGTTTTCGCTATGTGACTTAGTGATCTCGGATTTGTCAATTGAAATGATTTTCATGTTACTATTCCTCTGAATTTTCTTCTTTACGACAACTAGAACACAGTGTTGTTATCCAACCATCGTTATTTATTTTTCCCGGTAGTCCACAATGTTCGCAAGTAACAGCACTCATTCTTTCTGCCATAGCAATAACGCCTTCACAGAAGTGATCTCCACCATAGCTGTAGATACGCAGTGTTCCGAACTTCTCTTTAATTTGAGAGAATACAAGTGGTGTTGGTACTTGTTGCCATTGTTCTCTAAATTGTTTCTTTTCTATGTCTTTTGCTACATATTCCTGAACTTTTTCATCTGGATATCGGAGCTTTGTCTTATAGTAATAAGTGAGATTTTTAGTGTTACCGCTTATAGCTTGTTTTAGTGCACGATTATATCTCTTAGAGAGAGCCGTAGATTTACGGCTTTGTTCAATGTGCCAATTAATAACACCACATGCATTATTTAGAATACTAAACCAACCATCACCATGTTCACATCCAAAAGGCATACAGCTGTGTGTTATGGGAAGGTGTCGTTGTTTAAACAATTTTGGATATTCATTGTAAAGTTTTTCTTCAAGTTCTTTTTTCATAAATTTATTCCTATCAAAACAATAAAAATCCTTGATGGACTAACTCGTTGAAAATTAGTCCATCAAGGATTATCGTAATTCACTCTTTAACAATTCCAATAACAAAATTTTCTTTGCAAGTTAGAAATGACTCATCTCCAACCCTGCTTTCTTCAACCATGCTTCCTTCAACCAAAACTAGCGCACCAATGTGTACTGATACAGTACAATCATTTGAATAATCAAGTACGCGTAATACTTCATTCTCAGATCTGTTCTTCTTTGGCTTGTCTGGAAGAATAAAGCCAGATTGAGGTTGTTCCTCTTCTGTTTTTAGTCTTTCCAAGACAAGTCGCTTATTTCTTGCTTCAAGTTTCATTCTCAGACTCCAATTTTAAGCTTGTTCTTAATCACACTGATGAATTCTTCAAAATCTTCAAGTTCTTCGCCCTTTTGGGCCATACGGTATGCACGAAGAAGTTTACTTTGATCTTCACGCGAAAGAAAGCTATTATCAGCATAGTGCTTTTTAAGTGCAAGCTTATGCTCACGATAAGGCTCAATAGCTTCTTCAATCGTATTCAGTTGCTTGAGATAGTTGACAATATGTTCTTCGCGGTTAAGTTTTTTATCGTTTTGCTCAAGGGTCTTTAGATCAGTCATTTTATTCTCCTAATAGAAAGCGCCCCGATCTAGTGGGACGCCTCCAGTCTAACAGGTTTTCAGTCGGTGTCAAGTCACGACGCAAGCTCCACCACTACAAGCTGCTTCTCCAGAAAGATTTGTATAGTCTTGATCTTCACGGATCATATCAATATCAACACTAACTAATTGTTCCATACGCTGTTTATATTCAGCTTCGCCAATGTCTTGGAACGGTGCCTGATGATAAGTGTGATCAGAATGAGGCAGTAAAGAGATTGCTGCATAGCTATCTTTATTGTTCCACATCCAATCAGTAACTTCTGCCCATTCACCATCTCGGACTGATACAGTGATAGAAACATTGTGTGTATTGTCTCCTCTCTTATGCCCACCTTGGACCCAATCAAGATATACTTTCTTCATACGCTCAAGTTGCTCAATACCGGTTTCATTTCTTGTAATGGCACCTTCTGGTGCTTTTTGTGGTAATACAAGAATACCATTGTTTTTATTGAAAGCATCATCTTCAAGAAGTTCTGGATGGAACATTTTTAGATAACCATACATCGTTTCTGTTTTTAGTAGACGCATACGACGTAGATAAAAGTCGCTATGCCAAGCATGAATACCAGAGCTTGAACCGAGAACACAAGAAGTTGTACCACTTGGTTTTACAGTTGTTACGCGGGCTGCTTTGTTAATATCAAGAACTTTTGCCATTCTTTCGTTTTCTTTTATTGCTATTTCTGCTGCAGAGGCCATATCAAGTTGTAAGACTTTTCCACTTGCAATACCAGTCATACCAATACCAAGAAGTGCTTCTTTTTCTGTTGTCTTTCGCCAAATATCACGGAGATAATGAAAATCTGTATATGAAGCTTGTAGAGTTCCAATAAATGCCGCAGCTTTTACGCGAGCTTCATAATCGGCTTGATCAACAAGATCGCTAGCATTGATTTCACAAAGATTACAGAATTGATTGGTCCTCAAGCCAATTTCACCACATGGATTTGTTCCCCAATCTGGATTGTTCGTCCAAAAAATACCTGGTTCTCCAGCTTTGCTTTCTTCAGTAATCTTTAAAATACGTTCAAAGTCGCTTTTGTCTTTCATTTTGTGACGCACAATAACAACACTATTGTTTGCACGACCGCGTTGTTCTTGAACATAAAACCATGGAACAATACCGCTATCTAAAAAGAACGGAATGTCATGTTCTGCTACATCCGCCTCAACGGTGCGGACACCATACGCTGGGTCACTGTAGGCCATTTTAAGACGTTTGTAGGTGGTATTTGTAGCCTCATCAACAGAACGTACTTCAAGCTTAACTTGATTGCCATATTGATCATGCTTTGTAATAGTAATTGGCTCATAACTTACAAGCTTAAAATTACTCTTGCAGGTAAGCATCACTTCATCATCAATATCAAACAATGAAATCATTGCTGAACGTCGGATTCCACCAGCAAGAACAGCGTCAGCCAAATGACAAAGAATGTCGTGAATTTGTACTGAACGAAGTTGTTCTCCGCTTTCTACACTGTCAAGGATACCACGAACATTATCAAGTGCTCGCTTTAGTGGTTCTGGACCGGGTGCTTTACCTCCACCAGTTTTAATTGGTGTACCTTTGGCGCGAATTGATGAATAATCAAAACGAATTTTTGGTGAGTTTGATTGCATGTATGATTTTAGCAATACCTTTACAGAGTCAGCCCAACCTTCAATGCTGTCACCAATGAGAAACTTCTTTTCTCCTTTTGTTGGCTTTGTAACCGGAGGTAGTTTTTCAATGTGTTTTTTCTGAACTGAATAACCTACACCACAACCAGCAAGCAGTAGAAACATAGTTTCGTTAAAACTATGAATACTATCAATGTGTTGGAATGAACAATTATAAATGCGTGAATTGTTTACTTCAATTGCTTTACCACCAAATTGCATTGAGCGCATTGATGGAAGAACTTTTTTGTCATAAACAAATTTATATGCTTCTTCAATCTGATCTTTTAGATCAGGAAATTTAGAAATATGCATTGCTTTATTACGATCAACCAACTCAATCCAATTTTCACGTCGTCCTAGTTTTTCATCAAACTTGGCATATCGTGAAAAAACTGTTACATCTGACAATATTTTGCTTGCTTTATCCATTTGTATTTCCTCCGGTTAATTCTTTCTGTTCTTTTTTGTGTTTTGCGTATTTTTCTTTTAATTTCTTAGATTGTTCTGCCGCAGAGTTTTTATTGATTTCATCTATTGATTCATTTGTAGGTTCCATCACTTTAATCTCTACATTTGACGTATCCATGAAAATCGGGAGAACAACACCATCCGGACCATTTCTATTTTTTGCAATAAAAATACGTCCTGTATTGTTTTGTTTATGCGTAGCTGTTCTGGAGAGTGAGAAGATAAAATCTGCAACGAAACATTTATTAAACGCTTCGCTAATACTTTCCATCGTTACTACTTCGGCATTTAGACCTGAACGATTGGTTTGTGAGGCTGTCCAAACAGGACACTTAAGTTCTGCTGCAATACCGCGAAGTTCCTCATAAATACCTTCCAATTCATTTCGTTTCTCTCTTTGAGCCATTACTGGCTTCAATAGATCTCCATAATCAACCACTATCATATCTACCTTAAAATCTCTTTGTTCAAGTTTCTTAAGGTGATTTCTCAACGTTTCTGTTGAAGCTGATTTCGTTGGATATTCTTTAATTATAAGCTTGCCGGGAATGTCTCTAACTTTTTCGAAAACTTCTTCTTTAACAAAATTTAATTGCTTAAGAGGAAAGCCAGTTATACAACTGTCAAAACGTCTTCCAATAATTGTATCTCCAAGCTCTAGTGTGTAATAAACAACATTTCTTCCTTGCTTCATTGCCTGTGCGGCAAGATGGACAAGTATCATGCTTTTACCTGCACCTGTTGGAGCAACAACAACACCCAACTCTCCTTTTCCATGACCTCCTTGGATAAAGTTATCAATAACATCCCAGCCGGTTGAAATTGGATCGCGTGATTTGAGTTTATATCGCTCTTCAAAATGCTTTAAAAATTCATACCCATGTTCAGTGTCAAGTCCAAGCTTAAGAGCGTTGTTAATAGTTTTAGCAACTTCGTCAAATGAAGAAGATTCCATCAGACCAACACTCTTTAACATTGCTTCTTTTAGTTTCTGCTTTTTGCAGAAATCAAGACTTTTATCTTTTACATATTCATCTTCAATATCTTCAATGTTTCCGGAAAGAACACGCGCAAAATAATCACGTACCTGTTTTTGCATTACAGGTGTTTGCTTTTCAAGCTCTGACCGTAAAATTGTTTCTACGGTTGAACGGTTTGGAAAACAACCATATGATTGGTTATACTTAAATACATAATCTACAAATACTTGTAGGTATTTTAATTCAAAGAAATTAATATCTAATACCTCACTTATTTGTGAGGCAAAAATTGAATCATCTAGAATTAGTTGAACAAGTTTCTCTTGGAATTCTTTTCCAAAAGAACCAAGTGAAGGTTCGTTTTTTATGGCCATACTCTCCTCAAGGGAACGTCAGCATACTTCAGCTGGGCTGTGGTGTCAAGGCGTGGTCTTGTGATCATTTATCATCCTATTGAAAGTAGTAAATAATTCATTTAAATTTAAATCAGCAAATCCATCCATAATGGAAGATTTTAAAAATTCTGTTTTGTTAAATTCTGGTATAAAATTGTCTAAAACATAATCACTTTTGCGTTGCGACTGAAGAGACATGTTTGGCTGATAGAGTTGCATAATTTGGTAGTTTAAGCATATTTTTTCTTTTTCTGCTAATATACTTTCAAATATTTTTCCACCTTCTTTGGTGTTTTCACATTTCTCAAATATATCATCAGTGGTATATCTTTCTTCTTCGGCAAGCCATTGGAATTTCTTAGCTAAATTTACCAATCCAACACCACGAACACCATCAAGATTGTCACTTTTGTCTCCCACAATAGAACGAGCAAGAGCAAAATTGTTTGGATGGATCTTAAATTCTTCAATAACACGATTCTTGTTTAAGATCTCTTCTTGAACAGGTCGCATTAGTATAGTTTTATCGTCCAATAATTGAATAAAGTCTTTATCACTGGATACAATTACTTTTACATAATTTTTATGATTTTTGTGCTGAACAACATAAGAGATGATATCATCTGCTTCAACATTTTCTTCCATTAATTGGATTACCGGACAAAGATTCAGATAATCAAAAGTTTTGAACTGTTGCCAGATACGATTTTCAAATTCTTGCTTTTCATCTAAGACCTGTATGTTTCTATTAAGACGCAATGGGTTTCTACCCTCTTTATAATCCTTGTGAAGAGCTTTCTTCTTCATGCTGCCGCCAGGTCCATCATGACAAATAATGATTTTGTCTGGTTTTGTCTCGCGACTAATTTTTTGTAAAGATTTGAAAACACCAACTATTCCACCAACAGGCTGTCCTTGCTTGGAAATAGAAGGATTGACAACATAAGAACGAATGAACAAGTTCAGAAAATCAATTATCAATATTTTTTTCATTTTATTACCCATAAATAAAAATCCCCCCATAAGGGGGGATCATAGCATGTATTACTTTTACATGCTACCTAAATATTAGGTTTTGCTGACTTGTGATTGAAACCTAAAAATACTGACCAACCGTTTCCAATGTGAGAACAATCAAAAGATTTTACACTATTTTTATCAAGCGTAATACCTTTTTGCAAACACCAGATTTTTAGTGCTTCAAACACTTCATCTTGGTTAAAGGTATATAAACCTTCGCTTGTTTTTTGATCAAAATCACTGTTCATCAGTTCACCATATCTTCTGATGTTGGTTGCGAATTAGTCAACATCATATTGCGATTTTTCGCAAACAATGAATCAGATTCATTATTCTGCTTTTTAACATTTACAAACTTCCAACCAGTATCTGTTTGAGAAGAAACTGTGATCTTGCCAGAAAGACCGCTAGCACGCAGCGACAGTTGTAGATTTTCGCGAATACGCTCGGCAATATCTTGCTTTTTAGTATTGAATACCAATTCAGTATATGTAATACTGCTTGGATAGTTTTCCTTGATATATCGGTTCATAATAATGAGCCGACGATCTGACCTTTCCATAGTAAGAAACAAATACTTGATCTTATTAATGTGTTCGTGTTCTTTTTGAACTTTAATTTTTACACTGACAATAAAATTCTTATTCATAATATTTCCTTTTTAGATAGCGATGAATTCAGTTACAACAAACTTACCATGATGTGAGTCGCCATGACGATCAAGAAACAGATTAGTAAGTTTACTTGGTTGTCCAATAAGACCAATCATGTCGCGGTTCTTCAACTGGCTTACAATACCATCATCGTTCAAGTATGTCACGCGTGAAACACCTGCTTGTTTCAAGTTGTGTTGGCAAAGAAGACATGGCTTACCATTATGGTTTTCGCGAGCAATATTCGAAGTCGTATTATTGAAACGATACAAGTAAAACTTACTACCGTTTGCTTTTTCTCCCAATTTACTCAATAGATCAATTTCAGCGTGCATTGAACATTTGAAAACCGACTTATTACGGGCATAACGACGCTTATTGACGCCGAAATTAATAATCTTACCACCCTTCACGGCAAAAGCAACAATTTGGTGCTGCAAGGTGTCGTCACGATATTCAGTAGCAATACTTTCAGCGAGATACTACAAACGACGAATAATTCATATTCATCCCTCCTGTTGACCCACGTGGGGCGTTGGTCAGCCATCATAGCAGGGGATCGCGTACATGTCAAGCGGCAGGGCGGTACAAATAAGAAACCCGCATTTCTGCGGGTTCTTTAATCATCTTTTCTTTCTTTCTTGAACGGGAGCAGCTGGCGGTCTTGGTTGTTGACCTTGTTGTGCTGGTGCAGCAGTCACAGATTTTTGTGCTTGTTGACCTTGTTTGTACTGTTCCATACCCTTAAGTTCTTTCATTTTATCCTGTATGACGAATAAGAAATCCATGTTGTTTTCTGCAAAATCAATAGCTTTATTTACATCACGTTGGTCTTCCGGTCTTGTAGCTAAAGCCGACTTTATATCTGGAATTCCAATATTCACACCATGTTTCATCTTCATTTGCTCTATATCCTCAGAAGATTTTAGTGTTTTGACTAATTCAATCGGATTAGAATTCCAAAAAGTAGTGCCTTCTAAAAATCTAGAAGGAGAGGTACCGGGTTTTATTCTAGTTACATATATAGTTTCTGCAGAACCAGCCCATTGAACAAGTCGAGCAGCCGCAGGATTTTTTGCTTTAAGACCATCTACCAATGTTGAGAAAGTTACTGAATCAATAGAACCTATTTTATAAGATTCTTGCTCTGTCATAATTTGTTGCAGCTCTTCTTTAATTATCTTTTTTAAAGTATCTCTTGTTAATTTCATGTATAAATCTCCTGTTACAAAAACTAAATAGTTCACTCAGCAGAAGAAACCCGCATTTCTGCGGGTTCTTTGTTATTTTTAATCAACGCTGAACATCTTCTCCCGCGCCATCATTAAGGAAATCTGACGCATTGCCAATTTTTTTATCAAACTTCTGAATTACTTCATAATCAAAAATTTCCATAACGCGTTGTTTGAATTTATCATTGGTCTTCATTAGTTTAGTGAACCCTTCTTCAAGACCTTGCCATTTTTCTACTGTTCCGTCGGCATAAGTTAGCTTATTCCATACGCCGCTTTCAAGATGATCTGTTTTGCCCTTGATTGCTTCAAGTATACTTTCTTCGTTCATTACGCCGACTGTGTCTCCCCATAGGATTTTGAATTCTGCAACACGGTTCTGCGTTCCGAACCTACTTTTTTCTATGCGTGCTTTGACATTAGAACCAATCTGATAGCCTTTGTCGTCATATACCATACTATCTTTGGCAAATGACTTTGTGAGCCATATACGAAGACTGGTGAAGTAATCTGGTGAACTTCCGCCAGGAGTATTATATTTCTGGCTGTCAGTCAAATACTTTCCATTCATTGGGGCTTCACTTGTTGCTTTAATGTTTATTTTTAGTTGGTTCAAAATTAATAGCGTACATTCTCTTTGGGCAAGAGGTGTAGTTATTTTTGGAAATGCTTTTGACAATAGTGCAGCCTTTACACCGATCCGTTCATTTGGATTAAATGTTCCCTCGGTATCAACTCTTGTTGGCGTAGCAGCAAGGCTATCAATAATAAATAAGTACTTCTGATCACTTGTTCCCATCAATGTTTCAATGGTTTCAAATACGGTTTCAAGATCGGGTGGTTGAATATAAATCAAATCATCCACATTGCATCCTGCTTTTTCTAAGAATTCACTATTCAAAGCACTCTCGGCATCAAAGTATACTGGAGTGATACCTTGCTTTTGTGCATTTCCAGCAATTTGGGCTGCGAGATAACTTTTACCGGTAGATTGTAGCCCTGCTAGTTCAATAATTTTTCCAACGGGAATACCACCCATCTTGCCTTTTGCCACAATAGCATCAAGCCAAGTAGATCCGGTAGAAATCCACTCTTTAACGTCAGTTGGATTTTCTTTTTTTAGATCAAATACAGCGCCTTTTAGTTTTGAATTAAGAGATTTCCTCAATTCAGCAACGTCTACTTTACCGACTTTTACTTCTTGTTTTTCTTTAATTCTTGCTGCCATTTATATTCTCCTCAATATTTCTTTTGGTTCAAAAAGAAAACCACCAAAGAGATTTTACCCTCTTTGGTGGCTCCTGTCAAGTACTAGATATTATCAAAGGTCTAGTTCACGAATGGCAGCGTCTACAGCGTTATCAACGCCACCACCCTTTTCCACACCTACACTGGTTTCATCTGGTTCAGCAAGATGCTTATCCAATGCAGCCTGCACTTCCTTTGTGGTCATTCTCGTAAAGATAGCTGAAAGATCAGGAATACTATCCAGCAGATCTTTACACTCCTGACTATCAAGTCCCTTGCACATTGGGGTTGACTTTGGTTTAGGCTTTACGCCCATCATTGAATACCGAGCACCAGGTTTCTTGTTCTTATCAACTTTCAAATCAAATCCGTTTTCTGGATCAGTAATATCTCCAAAATCTGGGTCAAGAACAGTCTTTAGAAGTTCCTCGTAAACGACCTTGCTGTATGACCATACCTTTACTCCGTCCTTTTCACTTCCCCGAACAAGGATTGGTGAAAGAAAACGTTGACGAACGAAAAGTTCTTTTGCAGCAGCTACGCTGTCAGGTTCACCTGATTTGAATAGCTTGGTTGCAAATTCGCAAATCGGACAATCTTCTCCGAAATTACGCTTTGGACACATTACACTCTGGCTTCCAACATTATAATGGAACCAGAACTCCTTGAACGGATCACCATCTGGCGTTGGCAGAACACGCACTTCGTGAAGCCCATCTTCTGGCTTCCAAAAGGCTGATTCTGAATTTGATTTACCTTTGTTGTTGAGCTTCTCAAGTTTTTTCTGCATAGCACGAATATCAATACCCATAATTAATTACTCCTTGTGGCACGTCAACTTATTGTTGCGTAGACCGTTAATGTTGGAACTAACAATGCCAATCATATTGTCGGTAAGCATATCAAATAGCTTTCAATACCGACTCATATATAACTAACATGCTCTCATAAAAAAGTAAAGGGCAGATTTCTCCGCCCTAAACTTCAAGTATCTTTACTTATCAGCTACGTGAACGGCTCTTAGTCTTTACTACGTTACGAGCACGGGTTGCAGTAACGCGACCTGAAGCTGCTGACTTCTTTGCACGCGTAGAAGTAGTGGTAGCAGCTACACGATCACGTACTGTGAGTGAACAATCTACTGGAACTACTGCACGGCTATCTTCAGTCGCATATACTTGACCAGTAGCTACATTTGCAAACATAAATGAATCTACTTCATCTAGGGTTCCTTCTTCCAATGAACGAGCACTAACTGAAAGTAGTTGATATACAGTTCCCGTAGCTGAACGTGGAAAACGGAAAGTTTCTCCTGCACGAAGGTGAGAAAGCGTTACACGTCCGGCTTTTCCGGTTGGACCACGACGATTAACAGTTACTTTTGACATTTTGAGTTCCTTTGTTAGAGCACCGACAACCGCTTGGGTCTTCGGTGATGATGGACCAATCTTAGCAGAGATCACTTCGCTTGTCAAGTCTGGCTCGGAGGCTGGATGAACTTGGTTTTTGCGACACAATAAACAAAATTTTCTTGGTAGTTTGTTTCATATATTTGAAACAATATTTTAACATTTTCTTTTTGTTTTTCTTTAATCTGAGACTTGATGGTTTGTAACAGATTTTTTTCTTTTTTCAGTGTGTTTGAATTGATAGCAAAGTAATAAACAATTTCTTCTATATTATTCAATTCAAAAAACCACTTTACTTCTGTAGTGCCTATTTCTGATAATCCATAGGTTTGGATTCTTGTTATATCACTTAATTCTATGTTATTAGACAATATAGGTTTTATATTGCTATAAATGTTAATATAATGAGAAGTAGAAGAAATTAAGTTAGTTAACTGATCGTTCATTTCTAGAATACTAACTTGATTCAGTATTTTTTCTAAATTTATTTTATCAAAAGCTACAAAGGTTTTAAACAATCCGGATCTTGTATATTCTTGCAAAATACTGAATGTAATCTTATCTTGCAATTTTTCAATATTACCCATTAATTCTAAATCAGAACGAACATAATAGACATTGATCTTTCTTTTTTTAAAGTTTTCTAAAAATGCAAGTATTATTCCACTTATAGGTTCCGAACCATCAACAAATACCGATATTTCATCATTCTTGTCAACAATGAAATCTTTTAATTCTTTTGAACACTTTTTTTCATATTCTTCAGAATTTTTAAATTCTGGCATGACAAATGTATTACATTCATTGTCGCTTGTATCTATGCTATAAACTTCATATTGAGGATATGAAGAAAACTTATTTACAAGCTCAGAACAAAAACTACCTATTCCAACCAAAGAAATCATATTATTTTCCTCATATCTCCCAAAGTCTTGCCAATCTTAACCGATGACTTAAATTTACCAAACTCAGTATTGTTATATACATCAACAATTTGTTGAACCAAGTGTTTATCTTCTTTTTTCATGTCAATAATCACATTATCATGAATAACAATTTTAATCTTTGATTGACTATCTTTTAGTAATTCATTTACTTTTAATGCTTGCCTCAAGGCAAGACCTGCTGTCGTACTTTGAACAATATAATTTACTGAATGGAACTCATCTGCTTCAATGAATTTGCCATAATGATTTTTAACTGTTCTTCCATCCCAATACTTCTTCTTAATTAAGTCTGAGTTATAAATTTCTTTAAATTGCTTTTCTTTTTCATTCTTCTTACCATACAACCAAGAAATGAATTCGTTTTTTGCCACTTTTCTATCATCGTAACCAAATTTAACTCGGTTCCACTCATGGATATCATTAATAGGCTGATTGAGTCCACTTAGAGCAAGAAACATACGAACTTCTGCAGCATTATAATCAATATCAAGCAGGAAGTCTCCATCTGGTTTAATGAAGCCTCTCAAGTCTTTGCTTAAGTTCAAAATTGGGAAACTATTATCATCTGTTGTCAACCGACCAGTTTTTGAATGGAACTGATTATAAACAATCAAGTTATCTCTGTTGGAGTATTTTTGATGAAACTCTTTTACTTTATTATCATGTAAGTTGTTTTTAATCAAGCTTTCATCAAATGACAGTTTTTGAAACGAGATATCTTGGATCAAGATTGATAAATCTTTTTGAAATTCATAATCAATTGGTTTTGGATTGTTTTCTATAACATGATCAATTATCTGACACTTAATATCACAAAAATCAATTAAAAATTTGCGTGGAACAAGATCGTAAAAACAATTTTCTTTTAATGAAACCTTTGCTTCAATAAAAGAACGAATAAATGATTTTGCTTGTGTGTTAAGTAATGTCCAAAGATCTTTTAGATGTTCTGGACACGCTTCCTCATAATCTTTTCCTTCACAAAAAAGACTAGCATATAAAGTATTATTATTGCTAAATTTTGAATATTTCCAAGTTTTATCTAAAATTTCAACCGGGGCTTGACCAAATACAAGTTCGCCATTAGAATAGAACCCGATGCATTCACTTTTATCGTCTAGCGTTAGGTAAGTCATAAGAACCGATCATAGCCGCAATCTAGCCCAATGTCAACCTATAGGAATGTTCTTGTATATTTTATATCGCCGGTGTCTCTTGCACTCTTACATTTATTATTAATAAAATCAAAAACAGCAATATTTCCATTATATCTATTAATTGTCAAAATTTCAGAAAACATCTGTTCAAATTGACTGTCAGATGAAATTATGTTATTTTCTTTTACTTTTATGTAAAAATATAATTTTAATAAATTTTCTTCTGGCATCTGATTGTACAGATCTTCGTATCTTATAAATTCTCTTAAAATTTGTTTTTCATATATGCACGCTTTACCATTTTTAAAACTTGTTTCCACACTTCTTGCAATTGGTTGTTCTTGTACAATAAAATTAAATAAATTTAATAAATAAATCTTTAAACTTTCAAAGTTGAAATATTCAGTAAAATAATAAAATTGATCAAAATAAGAGTTTAGCTCTTGAGTATCATAAGGTTGTAAATATTGTTTAGCATTTGCCCCAGCAATATCAAAAGTCAATCTCCAAGGAGAATGTTTATCCATTACAAAGCCGTGTTGTTTTGATAAGGTATCAAATATACCGAAAGACTCGTCAATTAAATAATTTTCATATGATTTTTTATCATCACCATGTTTATCCGGACTGATCTCAACAACTAGACCAGAACAATAAGGAGAACATGCAGTAGTTCTCATAAACTCTGTTTTATTAAATATCTTGTCGCTTTGATTGTAAAAAAATATAAAATATTTTATAAATGTTTTAAAATTAATAATTTTGTTATTTAAATTATTATTGTTGATAAAGTCATAAAATTTGTTAAAATAAACATTGATATATTCAGAATGTTGTAAATTTGCAGAAATAAATGCTTTTTTTGGTTTTATATTGTAAAACTTACTTTTTGAACTTATAACATTTGAATCTATTAAACGCTTGTGACGACTATACAATGCATTAAAAGCATCAGCTGCCGGTGAAACAAGCATTAATTTTTGATCTGCGTCTAAGCTTTTTAATTTGTTTTCATCAATATTGATAATATCATTATTTAAATTTAACTTTCCGTATAATTGATGCGAATAAAGATAATCTTTAAAATTTTCTGGAATTACTCCATTCATTAAATTTACATTATTAAATTCTGATTCGTAATTTAATCTTTGGTAATATAAAATTTTTGTTGTTAGGTTATTATTTCCTTGTGGAATTATTCTATATTTTGGATCGGTAGAATACAGATCGGCCTGATCTGCTATTTTGTTCATTTCCTGCAAGTATTTATCTTGTGTGTTTTTATATTTCATAAAGCGTTATTATCTTTGACCTAAGAGGGCTGCGTTTGTGTCCTCGGCGACAACTTGTGCCTCAAGTTTCGTTGCGTCGTCCTTTATTTGTTGTTGTTGTAATTCTTCAAGTGGTTTTTGAAGTTTTATTACTTTAAATGGCAGATTTTTTAAATCTGTAAACTCGCCGGTTCCAGTTGCAACCCAATTTGCTTCAAGTGTAGTAATATACTTACCAGATTCTATATATGTTTTTATTGATATAATAACAAAGTATCCACCAATACCATATTCTATTGGATCTCCAAAGTTAATAACTCCGGGAAAAGATGGAGAAATATAAATCATACTACCAATTCTAAAATTTACAGTACCAAGCATATCAATAGTGACATTATATTTTCCTCTTAAAAATACACCGGCTTTCCACGGCTTTTTATCAACTTGAGTTTGTATATTTGCTTCTCTTACGAAAGGCATACTTTCTTCTCTAAATGTAATTTTATTTATTATTCCCTTACTTTGTCCATAGAAAAAATGTGGTATTCCATCTTTAAGATCTGCGGAAAAATTACTTTTTCTTGTGTTATGAGACGGCATTGAATAAAATATTATAATATTTTTTTTAACTGAATTTGATGATTTTATTTGTTTATTAATTATGAAATCATCAATTTGTCCATATGTATTTTTTGTTAATACTTCTGTAATACCTTGATTAGTTTTTATTAAAGACAAAAATTTGTCATCTTTATTTATTTCAACTTTATCAAAGAAAAATTTAAAATTTAAATTTTGCGTTGGAACGTAATCTTCGTTTGTAGGTTTCACTGCTAGATTTAACAAATCTGTAATACATGTATTTAAAAAATTAATTAAACTCATTTGTGTAATATTTTGAGAAGTTATATTTTTATTTATCCAATATTGAAATGTAGAAATTGCTATCGGTATTTGTGTTATGTTAATACGAGTAACATTGTTTTCCAATATTGCTAAATTATCACCAATTACAAGACCATTATCAATATACATTTTGTAATTTGGATTTTTTGATAAATCTTTTGCATCAACAAAATTGCCATCTCCAAAAGAAGAAATATTGCAATCTGAACACAATATTATAAAATCACTTTCTTTTGCTGGCTGACCTTCTTCAGAAGTTTCACCAAGAGAATCAATTGCCTTTAACAGTCTTCCAAATGTAAAAAAAGGAATTGAGTAAATTTCAGGCTCCTCTAATTCTTTCAAATATTTTTCAATATCAGGATTATTAAGTGCGCTATCAGTTGATGCTCCCTGCACAAATTTAACATTGTTTGGATTTGTTTCAGCTGCAATTAATTTGTTAGATTCTGCAGTTTTATTTAATCTTTCATTATCATTTAAAGAAGAATAAGAAGTTGTAAATTGATTTCTTTTGTTATATTCTGATTGATTTATTTTTAATAATGGTAACGCTCCTGCATATTGTTTGTAGATTTTATTAAAAATTCCATTTAAGAATTCTTTTCTATTATTTGTTGTAAGAGAAGATTGCTCTTCATATAATCTTTGTAAATCGCCTTTTTCACTTGCTTGTTGTTCTTCATCGTTACTGTTAACGATTTTTATTGTAATTTTTCCATCTTTATCTTCATCTTTTTTGACTTTTAAATTTCCGTTTCTCTGTTCCAGTCTTTCTTCTATGACGCTTATTTGTCGTGAAACTTCATCTAATTGTTGAAGTTTTTCACTTGATAAAATAGTCAACTTGGTTGAATCTCTTGCCACTGCTTCAAGGGAGCCTATATATTCAACTTGTAATTCTACAGAACCATCTTCATTTATTGTTAATCGATGTATAACATAACTTAAAAATATTTCACTACCAGAGACATCAGAAAATGTTTGTAATTGTTTTGGACTTAAATCTGATGGGAGTTCTTTATCAAAATTCCAACCAAATTTTAATTTTATTTGATAATATTTTGGATCTTTATCTCCTCTTTTGAACATGCCTGATTTTTTAGGAGGATTAAAAAGCTCTATGTATCTATTTTTTTCACTAAACAGTGTTTGAACTGAATCAAATATTATTTTAAGCTTTACTTGATATATAAATGTAGTTGCAGTGTCTTTACCTTGAGATATAAATTCTAAATTAATAAGATTAGCCTGATAACCTCTGTCGGAACCGGCACTTGTTATTGAATCAATTGCAGATTTTGGATAAAAATTATTAAAAGGTATTATAAATTCTGCTTCATCTTCATAGACTTTAAAAATTTGTATATAAGGAACTAAAGTTGATAAAGAAGCGGGAGTTAATTGATTGTAAGCTTTAATAAAATTTTTAAAATTGTAAAGTCTGTTTATTGTGGTGCCAGAGTTTTCAAGTGATCCTTCTTCGTCCAAAGAAAGACCATTAACAAAAGGACCAGAATCAATTGTATAAAATGTTGCATCTTTTAGTGTATTGATATTTTGTATTAAAGCAGATTGATCTACTATTCTTCTAGCATTTAATTTTTCATCTTCAGTCATATTTTATATTTCCATATATTGAAATAAATTGTTCAAATCAGTCGGTATATAAAAAAGATCACCTATAACAAAGTGAGCATCAGTTGGTTTACTATTGTATATTGCAATAATCCACCATAATTGTGGATCGTTATAATATTTTTCTGCATATCTAGACAAGCGATCTCCTCTTTTCCAAACTGCTCCAACTGTTTTAATATTTATTCTGTCTAAATAAGTTGGTATTTTAATTTCTCCAGAAGTATAATGCCTTATCCCATTAATATTTTTAATATCTAATATTTTTTGTATTAATTCATTGGTATTATATTTAGTTTTTCTATTTTTATATCTTTTTATTGTCATTTATAGTGCCTCAAAACCCATAATTTAATCTATTACCAGGAATATCAGTGTGCAATACTTTAAAACTTATATTAATACTAAATTCACCGGGTATCGCTTGACCGTTCGAAAAACTTGTGTCGGCAGCATCAAATTTCATTTTATGTTTAAATGATGTGATGGCAGCAACAAATTGTTGTTTATTTAATAAATTCATAAATGAAATTTGAAATAATGGAGACTTATTAATTACGTTTACTCCAAAGTCACTGATTGTTTGAATTTCTTGAGTCAATAGTGTTTCGGCCTGTTGCGCTTCCATACGTAAAGGTTCGTTATCAATAGCTTCTCCTTCTTGGAATAGTTCATCTTCAATAAGACTTTGTTGTGGTTCCCCTTCATTAAGTCTTTGTGTTTCTTCAAGTTGTTGTGCTGCCCTTTTTTCTTCTATTTGTGGAAGAAGTTTATCTCTTCTCTCTTGTAATGCTTGAGCTGTAGTACTTAAATCAACAGATTTATAATCTGGATACAAACATTTTATAAAAGTTTGAAGATTTATAAAATTAATTTTGGCCATCTTTGAATTTTCAGCAACAACGTTAAAACTAAGATTTACCTCTCGCGTTGTTCTCTTGTAAGTCATTATTGGATCCATTCTTCCGAATCCCTCATATGTTCCCCATTCGGGTTTATACGAATCATCAAATTCAAAATCATAAGGAAAAAAACTAATTTGAATATTTTTATTTTTTACATTTTTATGTGCAAGCGAAGTTATTATTACTTGCGCACTTTTATCTGTATTTGGAACATTAACCATAATTATTAATCCTTTATTACAACTGGGGAAGATTGTATGTAATCAGAACTCCGCACTATTCCTGTTGAATCCATCATTCTTAATGTTTCTTCACCAGAAATAATCTGTATATCTCTTCTTAATACATCAATAATGTTTTTTCCATTGATTTGAACAATAAGAGGAACAAACGTCGTTGTTTGCTGTACTGGAATCAAGGATTGTTTTTGTTGTGCAGATGCTTCACTTATTTGTCTTGTTTTTTCTGCTACTCCTTGAACAGCTAGATTGACATTTTCTGTTGTTGTGGCATCAACACTTCCTTTAATACTCATATTAGATGAAATACTAGCTAGTTTTTCAAGATTTGTTGATAACATGCCAATAGAATCTGCAAGTTTAATAATTGGATCATAATCTATACTAGATAATTGAGAAAATAAAGACTCTATTGAAGAAAAATTATCTTTTAAATCTTTTATTTCAAACAATTGTTTAAATGGATTAGCTGAAATACTGGATAGTTTTTCAAAATTTGTTGCCAAGGTACCAACAGAATCTGCAAGTTTATTGATCGGATCATAATCTATATTAGATAATTGAGACAAAAAAGACTCTATTGAAGAAAATTTATCTTTTAAATCTTTTATCTCAAACAATTGCTTGAATGAATTAGCTAAATTACTTAATGCAGGAGATGCGTTAGCGATTGCATCAACAATAGTTTTCAAAGCTAGTCCCAATAAAGCTAAGGCTGCAGCAATCGTGACTATGACACCTATACCAATAGCAAGAGTGATTGCTTGTGGACCGGCAGCTAATGCCATTCCTAAACCAGCTATAGCTAAACCCAATCCAAGTATTATTAGTCCAACACCAGCAACTAATTTCCAATCAACTTTACTAAATGATTGTAGTGCAATTCCAAGAAGTAATAAAGAGCCAGACATAATAGCTAATACTATTACGCCTGTTGAAATAGTAACTTTTGCTGCATTTAAAGCGTAAGATATACCAACTAGACCTGCAATTGTTGCAATAGCTATACCTATAGCAGATGCTTTATTTTCTGACATACCAGCAAAAACAGCAAATTGCTGTAATGCAATTCCTAATGCCAATAAGGCTAATGATAATAGTAATAAAGCACCTGCTGCAGCAATTAAATTACCAGGCTTTATATTGTTAATAAAAGATGTAAATTTTCCAGGTCCAGCGGCGGCGGTAGGACCAGCAGCAGCCGAATCTAATTTTGAACTTGTAGTTCTTTGTATTGCTGCATCTGGAATTTTATTTGCAGCTTCTTTCCCAGCAATCCATCCCCATAATTTTTTAGTAGCTCCACCTATTACGGAACCAATTCGTCCAAAACTTCCTGTTAATAATAAATTTTTTGCTGCTAATATCGCCGCAAGACTTATTAAGCTTCCAAAAACAGTAATTACTTTACCTCCCCAGCCTCCTAATTTTTCTCCAGCTTCTCCACCGGCTTTAGCAAACCACGTTAAGCCGTTAACTACAATTCTAAATATATCTATAAGCGGATCTAGCGCAATTACAACACCGTTGATTACGCTTTTCATTTTATCCATAGAAGTGCTGACACTTTCGGCTTGTTCTGCGAGTGTTTTTTGAACTTTTGCAGATTCGTCTTGTTGTCTTGTATTTTGTAATGATGTTTGACCAAATAATTTTGAAGCTTCATTTAGGTCAGTAATACCTGCAGCATTTGCAATTGCCATTTTTTGAAAACGGTTCATGCTTTCAAATTGCATACCACTTGCTGCAACACCTTCTTTTAACAGTTTTATTCTATCTTCATCACTCGCAGTCAATAATTCAATTGAATTAAAATAATCACCACCTAATAACGCATTTAGATTACCAACTTTTTTACTTGCATCTTCAAATGTATCAAATCCCTGTGCTATTGCTACTAATTTTCCTATTGATACTCCGGTCTTTAAGGATTGTTCTGAAAGACCTTCAAGAACTTTTGTCATTTTTTCGCCATAGCCAACAAAGCGACTTGAGTTTTCTCCAAATGCTTGACTTACTGCGCTCAAGGCTAAACGATTCTTTGCCGCCATTTGAACAAAGCTTTCTTGTATTTTATATGCTTGTTGAGGAGTTTTACCCATCGCATTAACTAAACTATCCATACTCTTTGAAGCCACACCGGCATCAACACCTAATTTTGTTAAAAATGCTGCACCAGTAGCCATTGTTTTGATAGATTCTTGTGACTGTGTTGTTAAACCTATAAAATTTTGCGATAAACCAGCTAGAGCAGCATTAGCTTCTTCAAGCATTACACCGCTCCCAGCGGTTGCTTGATATATTTGTACATTTGCTTCTCTTAACTTACTGTTATGTTCAGCATAGCCACCATTAAGTTTGCTGATATTCACTATGTGTGCGTCTAAGGCGATTGTCTGCTGCATTATACCTTGCCATATTTCTTTACCTATGGAAAGTATACCTTCTTTAAGTTTCTTTTCTTTTTCTATTTTTTCTAAATCTTTGCCTTGCAGGAAAGTTATGTCTTTTAATATTGTTATTTTTTCTTTTAGATCTTTTTGTTCTTGTTCTGAGAGCGTACCTTTTTCTTTACCAACTTTAAGTTGTTCAATTAAATTTAATAAATTCTTTTGATTTATTTGAAATTGATTTTTTAACTCTTCTGTTTGAGTCTGTTGCAATTCAAGAATAATCTGTTCATCATCAATTAATGCTTTTTTGTTTTCTCTTGCTATTCTAATTTTTTCATCAATATCTGTATATTTTTTTTTGCCTTCTTCTAAAAGATCATTAAATGTTTTTTGATCCTTGATATCTGTTTTAAGTGGTGCAGCAGAACGATCATTTACTTCTTGTTGTTGCGAAGCTTGTGTGCGTTCACTACTGCCTGCTGCTTTTTGAAGTAATTCAATTAGTTTTTTAACATCAATGTCCATTTAATACATTTCCTAAATAAAATTGTACCTTGCTACATTATTATTTAGTAGCAAGGTACAATATTTTCTTTATCTTCCGCGAGAAGCTTTTTCCATCTGGTCAGCTTCTTCTTTTTTCTGTTTCACCAGACGCTTGACAAACCAGTCACGTATTGGTATTGGTAAGTTGTAGGCTTCTGTAAAACTCCACCCTCCATGATATTTGAGGGCAAAAAACATTTCATACACACTTTCAATGTACTCATCACTTAACCCAAAAGAATTCCAAATTAAATGGAACCTCGATATCTGCACTGTACTCACAGGCTTTGCATTCAAATTGTTGAGTTAAATCAACATTTGGTGTAATAGCTTTATAAGCTTCTTTCAAGAACCTTGAATCTCTTACGGGCATAACATCAACAAACCGAGATATGAGCTTTTTATCTTTTTCACCCTCTGCAGAATCAATTAGCAATTTTAATTGCTGTGTATTACTGCTATCAACAGTGCTATTTTTATTTGCTTCAGTTATTTGCATGATGGCCTTTTCATCAGAGCCGTCCATCAAGCGAATGTGGATATCTACACCTGTTTGTGGAAGGATAATTGAAAATAACTTGCCTTCAATATGCTTAACTTTATCTGCTAAATGTTCCGGGACAGTTCCATCAGATAATTTTTTATTTTCATCCAATAGAAAAGAGTGTTTTGCAACGGTATTACAAGCAGGACATCCCACGCTTGTAACATATTTGCTTCCAAATCCTGAAATTCTTGAATCAATTAGGAGAGCATTTCTATCTCCCACCAATAAGTCAGATGTACTTACAGATTTATCAACAAGAATACTTTCTAATAACCTATCAAGAACTATGCCTTTCTTGATAAGAGCCTTTGAAGTAAGAATATCTTCTTCTTTGGCTGTCATGAACTTTATTTCTAAAGTTTCTTTTCCATGTAAGCAATTCTCTGGTTTATAGAATTTACCTTTTGATGGAAGCTCTACAAAAAGAGTTGGAGCGGCAAAGGCCAAGTCTAATTTTGACTTAAGCCCGCCGCTTGCAACTACATTTGTAGAGACTTGGTCTTCAGCTGCTAATTGCAGTCTGCGTTCATTATCTCTATCATTCATCTATCACCTCTATATCAAGATTCAGTTGGTTGGCCAAAAGCGCCACCAGGACTAATAAATTCACAATAATCGTATCTAACTTGAATAGTTACGGTTAATATATCTTCTGAGCCATAATCTAATGCGTCTGGTTTAAACGATTCAAGCCAAGCATTTTTTAGAATCCATTGTTCAGCAACGCCACCATTGGCGAGAGCTGGTTCGCCAGCTATGAAGCCAGTAGAATCAGTGAGAGAACTTAGAACCTGAATTTTTACACTTCCGAGGGCACCTACAGCACGACTTTTTCCTATTGTTCTAAATTGATTATCTGCTGTAAAAATTTGTAATCCTGATTTAGCAAAAGCTTGTAACAACGTAGCGTTAGTATCAACGCCACTTGATTCTTTTGCTTGTATATCTACAAGTTTAATACTAATAGGATTTGGATCCCATGTGACACGACCTGGATGATAATAAGTTTTATCAAAATATTTGTGTTCGCTTGCTCCGACTTTTACACCGGGGCGATCACAAGTTTGAGCTAGAAATCTAACATTTTTTATAGCTTCAGTGAAGTCTGCATCGCTTGCGTCGCCAGCTATGTCGACAAGATACCTAAATTTGCGTTTTGGTTCTAAACTTGCCTGTGTCCATATTAAACTCATTTTATAAATCCTCTTTATCGGTTATATTAATAAATATATCACTCGTCAAAACTTGCACCGGTATTTGTTATGATGAAGTCAATTGCGATAAATTCAATTGCACGTGCTGGTTTGATGTATACTTTGGCATACATTATATTACGATCAATTAAGTCAGGAGTGGTGGTTGTACTATCAAGAACAACTTTATAATCACTTAGACCAAAACGAGCCTTTGTATCAGCCATCAATGGATTGACTTGCGCAAGGAAACGATCCCATGTAACTTGTAGATTTGGGTCAAACAAGATACCTTTTGAAATCTTGGCAATTTTATCTTTAAGATAGATTGCGAGACGACGAACGTTGATGCGGTCAAGTGCACTTGAAGTTGCTTGTAGTGTCTTTTGACCAAAGATTACAATACCTTCACTTGGGAATGAAGCAATAGGATTAACACCTACTTCATAGAGAGCATCGCGCTGTTTAAGACTTAGTCTTTCACGAACATCAAGAACAGTTAAGCCTGATGAACCATTACTTAAACCACCACGATTAAATCCGGCTGGTGCAAACCACACAGCGGTTGCTTCTTGACTGCTTGCCATTGTGCCGAGAGCCACAACAGATGGTGGAACCCATAATGGTATACCGCCGCCAGCGTCAATTGATACCCATGGGTAATAAGTACAACCAAAGTTATTGTTTAGCGATCTTGCTTTTATCAAGCTTACTGCGGTGTTTACGTTACCAATTCTTGAACGTTCTGCTGTAGCTTCTTCTGTTGTTGGTATAT